CTGGACAGACCTTCGATGCCGTGGCACGTGAGCGTCTGGGAGGTCAGGCATGACCATCTCCTGGCTCGCCGACAAGATAGAGCAATGGCCCACGGCCAAGCTGGTGCCATATGCCTGCAACTCGCGCACGCACTCGGATGCCCAGGTCGCCCAGATCGCTGCCTCGATCGCCGAGTTCGGTTTCACCAATCCGATCCTGGCCGGGAGCGATGGCATCATCGTGGCGGGCCACGGTCGCTTGGCTGCAGCGCAGAAGCTCGGATTGGCCATGGTACCGGTCGTGGTGCTTGACCATCTAACACCCAACCAGCGCCGGGCATTGGTGATCGCGGACAACCGTATCGCCGAGAACGCGGGCTGGGACGAGGCCATGCTGCAGGTGGAACTGGCGGCATTGCAGGACGAGAACTTCGACCTGGCCCTGACCGGCTTCGATGCCGATGCCCTGGCCGATCTGCTGGCCGGCGAGGAAACGACCACTCAGGGCGATACCGATGAGGATGCGGTTCCGGAGGGTTCGGGCACCGTCGTTTCGCGTCCGGGCGACGTCTGGATTTGTGGCGAGCATCGGGTGATCTGTGGCGATGCCACCGACGCCGATGCCTACGCCACTGTGCTCGGCGACGAGATTGCCGACATGGTTTTCACGGATCCGCCGTACAACGTCAACTACGCCAACTCGGCCAAGGACAAGATGCGCGGCAAGGATCGCGCAATCCTCAACGACAACCTTGGCGACGGGTTCTATGATTTCCTACTGGCCGCAATGACGCCCACCGTGGCGCATTGCCAGGGCGGTATCTACGTCGCTATGTCGTCGAGCGAACTCGACCGCCTACAGGCAGCATTCCGTGCGGCCGGTGGGCACTGGTCGACCTTCGTCATCTGGGCCAAGAACACTTTTACCCTGGGGCGGGCCGACTACCAGCGCCAGTACGAGCCGATCCTGTACGGCTGGCCAGAGGGTGCCGATCGTCACTGGTGCGGCGATCGCGACCAGGGCGACGTCTGGCAGATCAAGAAGCCGCAAAAGAACGATCTGCACCCGACCATGAAACCCGTGGAGCTGGTGGAACGGGCGATTCGGAATTCCAGCCGCCCGGGGGATGTAGTGATGGATCCGTTCGGTGGCTCAGGCACCACGATGATCGCGGCGCACAAGTCAGGCCGCAAGGCGCGGTTGATCGAGCTGGATCCGAAGTACGTTGATGTGATCGTGCGCCGCTGGCAGGACTACGCCGGGGCAAAGGCCATCCGGCAGTCGGATGGTGCATCGTTCGATGCGCTGTCAGTCGGTGGGGAACTCCGGCAGGAGGTCGCCGCTGGTGATGTCGGCGATGTAGCTGACATCGTGGAACTCGCCGGGTTGGTCGGCAAGGATGACGCCGCCGACTGACTGGATCGCCACGCCATATTTGCGGGTGAGTTGGGTCAGTTCGGCGATGAACTTGTCGTAGTTGGCTTCGAGTTGTGGGGTGGTGACGACGGCGGCCATGTTGATCTCCTTACGCTGCTTCGGCTTCGAAGGACTCGTCGGTCACTTCGCAGTGGATCACGAAGCCGGTGAGGTAAGGCAGCCCCTTGGGGATGCCGTAGTCCTTGCTGGTCTGGCGGCTAATCGTCCAGCCCATCCACCGCGTCACTGCCGCGTCGATGGCCTGCTGGATCGTTTGGCCCCGCAGCATCTCATTGAGGACGTCATCCGCAAAGTGGCGTCCGTGGCGGCTGTCGAGGAACAGTCTGACCGACTCGAGGGGCTGGTTGGTGGCGTCCGAAATCGCGGTCATCGCGATCGGCCAGGCGGCTGCGGCGTTGTCGTTCATCGTGCCCCAAAAGCCCCAGGCTTCGTTCTGGCTGGCGGGGATTTGTGTGGTGGTGGTCATCGTTTTCTCCTTCGGGTTGATCGTTGCGACACCCGTATGAACGCGCTGTTCGATTGAGAAGCCAAGCGATTTCTGAATCATTTTTCAGGCTTCCACGGCGATGCCGACGTAACGCCCGTAGGCGCTGCCCGAAGGGTCGACGTACAGGGTCTTGCGATTCTCGGCCTTAACTTCGACGACGTGCCGCGTGGCGTGATCGAGGTAGCCGCCCTTGCCGGCCAGCCAGTCGCGATCCTGCAGCAGCGTGTTGGCGAAGACATCGTACTCGGCGGTGGTCAATTCGCGGGTTTCGCTGATCACCACCGGCTCCGGGCGCTCGTCGTAGGGCGTGGCCGCCAGCACCTCGTGCAGGTCGACGGGCTTGCGAGTGAATCGGACACGGAGAGGGTTGGCTGGATTGCTGATTTCGGTGGCCATGGTAGTACTCCTGATTGCGTTGATGACAGTCGTATGAACGCGCTGTTCAATCGGGAAGCCAAGCTATTCCAGAGATCGCGTTGGGGTGGCGTGGATATGCCGCCACCCCATCTCGAATTCAACCGACCCGGTAAATGCGCTCGCCGCCATCGGGCTTTTCCGAGGTGATGGTGAGTCCGAGTTTCTTTTTGAACGCGCCTGCAAAGGTGCCGCGCACCGTGTGCGCCTGCCAGCCGGTGGCGGCGCAGATCTGGTTGATGGTGGCTCCCTCCGGGCGCTGCAGCATCTGGATCACCGTGGCCTGCTTGCTGTTCTCGCGGGTGCGGGGCTTGCCCTCGACGCCGACCTTGAGCAGTCGCTTGGCCGCGTCCTGTTTTTCTTGCGCCCAGTTGGCCTCTGCCGCCGACACGGCGGCCTCGACCTCGGGGTCGGGGTGAAGGGTGGCCGGCGTCGGCCGGGCGCGCCCCAGGGCGTCGTAGCCCTCGGCGGCGACAAACCAGTCAGTGCTGTCGCGGGTGATCAGGGCCCTGTTGAACAAGCCCTCCAGCACCCTGGTGCGGGCACCGCCCTTGATGTTGTCGGGGAACCACTCGATCTTGCCGCCGGTGTGTTCGATGGCGTAGGCGAGGATGGCGTGCTGGGCCGGGGTCAGTTGGATGGTGGTCATTTGATGCTCCTTCGTGGTGGTTGATGGTGTGGTCATGAACGCGCTGTTCGAGAGTGAAGCCAAGCGCTTTCCGCTTCTTTTTCAGCCCGGCTGCGCGGCCTGCCGGCCTGCCTCGTAGGCCGCCATCAAGGCGCTCTTGACGCCCCAGACGCTGACCTCGTGGAAGTCCATCCGGTCGCTATGGCGGGTTTCCAGGGTTTCGATGAACAGGTGGTCGAGCGCGATTTGCTGCAGTTGCTGGTCGAGGGTTTGGGCGGCTGGCTTGGTCATGGTCGTCTCCTTGGGTTGGCGTTGATGTCGATTGCATTCAGGCGCTGTTCGATCAGGAAGCCAAGCTCTATTTGCCCGGCTTCGCAGATTCATTTGCGTCCTGCCTTGAGTGTCTGGATACCCTCGTGGGCGAGCGTCAGGGCTGCGGTTTGAAACGCGATGTGCGCCACCCCGGGCGCGTCTTTGGCGTCATCGATCAACTCGTCGATTACCGACCTTGACTTGGCGCGCATCGCCGCGCAGGCGGCATCGAGTTCCGTGGTGGAAGCCTGGCGCACTTCCGGATACAGGCGCACCAGCAGGGTCAGGGCGGTATCGGCCAGTTTCTTGCCAAGGGTGTCCAGTTTGTCTGCGTACATGTTTGTCTCCCGCAATGTGGTTGATGGTGATGGCATGAACGCGCTTCTGTGGAGGAAAGCCAAGCTCTGAATCGCAACGTTGGAAAGCCTCTGCGATGGGCTTGATGTAGATCATGGGTCTGTCGATACGCGCTTACGCCCGGCATCGCGGCGTCTCTCACGTGGCGGTCAAGAAGGCGATCGATAGCGGGCGCATCACGCCCGAGGCCGATGGCACGATCGAGCCGAACCGGGCCGATCAGGAGTGGGCACAGAACACCGTTCCTGCCCGGAAAGCTGCCCCGGTCAAGGCCGCGCCTGCTGCTGTCGAATCGCCCCGCGCTCGGTCTCAGGAGACGGAGGCGGCAGCGCCGCCACTTTCGACCGGCGGTGCTTCGCTACTGCAAGCCCGCACGGTCAACGAGGTGGTCAAGGCGCAAACCAACAAGGTGCGCCTGGCGCAGCTCAAAGGGGAACTGGTCGACCGGGCACAAGCTATTGCCCACGTATTCAAGCTGGCGCGGGCCGAACGGGAGGCATGGATCAACTGGCCGAATCGCATCACACCGATTCTCGCGGCGGAACTGGGCATCGACGAGCACACCCTGTTCGTGGCGCTTGATGTCGCCGTGCGCGTGCATTTGGAAGAACTAGGCGAGTTTGTACCGAAGGTGGACGGATGACGGTAGACGACTACGAAGGGGGGTTCGAGATCGAACGCGCCTGGCGCGAAGGGTTGCGGCCCGATCCTCGCCTGACCGTATCCGAATGGGCCGAGCGTTACCGGATGCTCTCGACCAAGGAATCGGCCGAGCCCGGTCGCTGGCGCAATGCGCGCACGCCCTATCTGCGCGAAATCATGGACTGCCTATCCCCGGCATCACCGGTGGAACGGGTGGTGCTCATGAAGGGCGCACAGGTGGGCGGCACGGAACTGGGCCTCAACTGGGTTGGCTACGCCATCCATCACGCGCCTGGCCCGATGATGATCGTCTGGCCGACGACAGAGATGGCGCAGCGGAACTCCAAGCACCGTATCGATCCCCTCATCGAGGAGTCTCCGGTACTGAAGGACATCATCGCCCCGCCCAGGAGCAGGGACTCGGGCAACACGGTGCTGATGAAGGAGTTTCGCGGCGGCGTGCTGGTGATGACCGGGGCCAACTCGGCCGTGGGCCTGCGCTCGATGCCGGTGCGCTATCTCTTCCTCGACGAAGTGGATGCCTATCCGCTGGACGTCGATGGCGAGGGCGATGCGATCCATCTGGCCGAAGCGCGCACCCGGACGTTTGCGCGGCGCAAGATTCTGCTGGTGTCCACGCCCACCATTTCCGGGGCGAGCATCATCGAGCGGGAATACGAGGCGTCCGACCAGCGCCGCTACTTCGTGCCGTGTCCGCATTGTGGTCACCGGCAGTGGTTGAGGTTCGAACGGTTGCGCTGGGAGCGCGGGCAGCCGGAGACCGCCGCCTATCTTTGCGAGGAATGTGAAGCACCGATTGCCGAGCATCACAAACCCAGGATGCTGGAACTTGGGGAATGGATGGCACTCGGTTCTGGAACGAGCGCAGGGTTTCACCTGTCCAGCCTCTACAGCCCCTGGCGCAAGTGGCGCGAGATCGCAGCGTCGTGGGAGAAGGCCGCCATGTCGGAGAGCCGTTCGGTGGCGACCATCAAGGCGTTCAAGAACTCCGAACTGGGCGAGGCCTGGGTCGAGGAGGGCGAAGCCCCCGACTGGCAGCGCCTGTTGGAGCGCCGTGAGGATTACCGCATCGGCACTGTGCCTGTGGGCGGCTTGCTGCTCGTGGGAGGGGCCGACGTGCAGAAGGATCGCATCGAGGTCTCCATCTGGGCCTTCGGGCGCGGCAAGGAATCGTGGCTCGTCGAGCATCGCGTGTTGATGGGCGACACCGCACGCGACGAGGTGTGGCGGCAACTTGGCTCAATGCTCGGCGAACAATGGGAGCACGAAACAGGCGCGCTGATGCCATTGGCGCGCTTCGCGCTGGACACCGGCTTTGCGACACAGGAAGCCTATGCCTTCGTGCGGCTGGCGCGTGATTTTCGCTTGATGGCGGTTAAGGGCTCAGCCAAGGGTCCGGCTCTGGTCGGCTCGCCGACGGCGGTGGACGCCACGACGGGCGGCAAGAAGCTGCGCCGGGGTATCAAGCTGTTCACCGTGGCAGTCGGCATCGCCAAGCTTGAGTTCTACAACAACCTGCGGAAGGTGCCGGAGGTGGCCGAGGATGGGCTCACGGTTCGTTACCCCACCGGCTTCGTCCATCTGCCGAAGGTCGATGCCGAGTACCTGCAGCAGTTGTGCGCCGAGCAACTGGTGACCCGGCGCGACCGCAACGGCTACCCGGTGCGCGAGTGGCAGAAGATGCGCGAGAGGAACGAAGCCCTCGACTGTTATGTGTATGCCCGCGCGGCGGCGAGTGCTGCCGGTCTTGACCGTTTCGAGGAACGGCACTGGCGCGAACTGGAACGACAGGTCGGACGTTCGCCGCCCGGCGATCCCGATCCGCAAATCGAGCAACCCACTGAGGCCACCCAACGCGGTGGCCTCGCTGTTTCAGAAACCCCGAGAACAGGCCGGCGCGTCATCCGTAGCCGCTGGTTCGGCTGATCACCACCACTGGAGAAAACCACCATGAGTCTGCAAACCCAACTCAACAGCTTCGTCCTCCGCGTCGCCGAGGAATTCAACACCGTCAAAGGTCGCACCGGCACGCTGACCGCCCTGACCACCACCGACAAGTCGAGCCTGGTAGCGGCAATCAACGAACTGAAGGCCGCGATCATCACGGCGGTGGCTATCGATGATCTGCAGGTATCGACGACCACCACGTATTCGTCGAACAAGGTCGTCACCCTGCTCGATGCGCTGAAGGCCGACATCCTGGGCGGTGCCGATCCCGCCTATGACACCCTGCTGGAACTCCAGCAGGCGCTGCAGAACGACCAGACCGGCATCGCCGCGCTTACCGCCGCCATCGACAAGCGGGTGCGCTTCGATGCGGTACAGACACTGACGGTCGTCGAGCAGCAGCAGGCCCGCGATAACATCGGTGCGGTCGCGGCCACCGACATCGGCGACACCACCACCGATTTCGTGGCGATCTTCAACGCGGCCCTGGTGTAAGTGATGAGCCTCGTCGCGCAACTGTCGGCGCTCGCCACCCGCATCGGCACCGAGATCAAGGGGCTGATTCGGCCCGACCATCCCGGGCTTGCCCGGGCCTGGGTGAACTTCGGCTACGTGAGCGGGGCGGTCCAGCTTCGCGCCGCCTTCAACGTTGCCTCGGTGACCCGCTTGGGAACAGGTCGCTACCGCATCGAGTTCGAGACGCCGTTTCCCGACGCCAAGTACTGCTGGGTCGCCACCGGCAGGAGTAACACCGCGACGGGAACTATCCGTTTTGCGGCGGCACGCGGCACGACCGACGGCAAGACCGCCGACACCCTCGAACTGGTCTGTACCAGTGCTGCGGCGTCGCTCGCCGACACACCCGAGATCAGTCTGGTGGTCTATCGATGAGCACGCCGACCTATACCGAAGCGCAGTTGCAGGCCTTGCGCGATGCGCTGGTCCGAGGCGAGAAGCGCGTCACCTTCGGCGACAAGACGGTCGAGTACCGCACTGTCGACGAACTGAAACAGGCCATCACCGAGGTCGAAGCCGCGATGCACAAGGATGCCGTTTCCACTGGCCTGTATCCGCGCGCACCGCGCCAGATCCGCGTCACCACCGGGAAGGGATTCTGATGGGCTGGATCGGCACCATCAAACGCCGTGTCTTCGGCGGTACGCCCACCTACGACGGCGCAGGCCTTGGCCGGCGCACACTCGCCTGGACGGTGGCCAATCCCGGAGCGGTGGCGGCACTCGCTTACACGCAGGAGCAGTTGCGCGCCAAGAGCCGTGACCTCGTGCGGCGCAACGCCTGGGCCGCCGCCGGCATCGAGGCCTTCGTTGCCAACACCATCGGTACTGGCATCAAGCCGCAGAGCATGGTGGAAGACGCGGCCCAACGCGAAGCCATCCAGCGCTTGTGGTGGGACTGGTGCGAGGGCGCCGATGCAGCGGGCCTCACCGATTTCTACGGGCTGCAGTCGCTTGCCTGCCGGGCCATGCTGGAGGCAGGCGAGGCGATCGTGCGACTGCGCTGGCGGCGTCCCGAGGACGGGCTGCCGGTAGCACTCCAAATTCAAGTGCTGGAGGCCGAGCATCTGCCGCTGGCGATGAATCGGGAATTGCAAAACGGCAACGTCATCCGTGCCGGCATCGAGTTCGACCGGCTGGGACGGCGTGTCGCCTACCACCTGTATCGATCTCATCCGAACGATGGCGGTCTCGCGCCCATGTCCGGGTCGGGCGGCGTCGAAACAGTTCGGGTGCCGGCCGAGGAAGTGATTCATCTCTTCCGGCCGCTGCGGCCCGGGCAGATCCGGGGCGAACCGTGGCTTGCCCGGGCGCTGGTGAAGCTCAACGAGCTCGACCAGTACGACGACGCCGAACTGGTGCGCAAGAAGACCGCCGCGATGTTCGCCGGTTTCATCACCCGACTCGCCCCCGAGGACAACTTGATGGGCGAAGGACTGTCGGACGCCAATGGCGTGGCACTGGCCGGGCTCGAACCGGGCACCCTGCAAATTCTGGAGCCGGGCGAGGACATCAAGTTCTCGGCCCCGGCCGATGTCGGCAGTTCCTACGCCGAGTTCATGCGCCAGCAGTTCCGGGCAGTGGCGGCCGCCATGGGCATCACCTACGAGATGCTCACCGGTGACCTGACGCAAGTGAACTACTCGTCGATCCGCGCCGGCCTACTGGAGTTCCGCCGCCGCTGCGAGGTGATCCAGCACGGCGTGATCGTCCACCAGCTGTGTCGCCCGATCTGGCGGGCCTGGATGGATCAGGCGGTGCTCGAAGGTTCGCTCGCGTTTCCCGGCTACAGCCGTCGCCAGCGTGAGTACCAAGTCGCCAAGTGGATTCCGCAGGGCTGGCAGTGGGTCGATCCGCAGAAGGAGTTCAACGCCATGAAGCTCGCTATCCGGGCAGGTCTCACCAGCCGTTCGGAGGCGATCTCAGCCTATGGCTACGACGCCGAGGATGTCGACCGGGAGATTGCGACCGATAACGCCCGCGCCGATGCACTGGGTCTCGTCTTCGATTCCGATCCACGGCATGACCAGGCACCGGCTGCCGCACCGCCTCAACAAACCGAACAACCCACGGAGTAATTCATGCTGCCACATCTCGCCTCCCGCATCTTCGGGACGCCGTTGCTCGTCCATCGCGCCAAGCTCGACGTGATCCTGTCCGCCCTCGGGCCACGATTGGGGATCGACAGTGCGATCCATGCCGACACCCCAGAACTGCTCGCGTCAGTACCCGCACCCCGTCCGAACATGCAAGGTGCTGTCGGCATTGCCGTGATTCCGATCCACGGCACGCTGGTGAAGCGCACCTTGGGGTTGGAGGCGGCCTCGGGGCTCACGAGCTACCAGGACATCGGCGCGATGCTCGATGCGGCGCTAGCCGACCTCAGTGTCACCGGCATTCTGCTGGATGTCGATTCGCCGGGCGGCGAGGCATCGGGCAGCTTCGAACTCGCCCGCCGCGTGCGCGAGGCCACCGCCGTAAAACCCATCTGGGCGGTAGCCAACGACGCTGCCTTCTCGGCAGCCTACGCCATCGCATCGTCTGCCGAACGTGTCGTCGTGACCGAAACAGGTGGTGTCGGCTCGATCGGCGTGATCGCGCTGCACATCGATCAGTCGGTGAAGGACGCCAACGAAGGCTACCGCTACACCGCGATCACGGCGGGCCGGCACAAGAACGACTTCTCTCCCCACGAGCCGCTCACCGATACCGCGAAAGGCGAACTCCAGGCCGAGGTCGATCGCCTCTACGACATCTTCGTCAGCCACGTGGCCGCCATGCGCGGATTGCCGGAGATGGCGGTACGCGCCACCGAGGCCGCTCTCTACTTCGGCCCGAACGCAACGGCGGCCGGTCTGGCCGATGCCGTCGGCACGCTGGAGGCAACGCTCACTGAATTCTCGATTTACCTCAGCTCCCGAGGCCGCAAGGCGCCCCCGACTCGGGCAGTTGCACGACCCGGGGCGACGCACCTACAGGAGGACGACATGTCTCTCGAAGAAACCCAAATGGAAATGATCGGTGTTGATCAGGCAGCCGTCCTGGTTGCCGAGGCCCGCCGCGAGGTTACCCAATCCGCCCAAGCCATCGCCGAGTTGTGCCTGATCGCCGGTTGCCCTGACAAGGCTGCCGCCTTCATTGCGGAAGGCAAGAGCGAAGCGGATGTGCGCCGAGTGCTTTGCGAGGCCAAGGCCGCACGATCCGAGGCTACGCCCATCCATTCCACCATCACGCCGGAAGCTGGTACCGAAGCCCCCGATCGACCCGAGGCATCACCCGTGGTCGCCGCCGTCAAGAAACTCATCCACAAGGAGTAAGACATGCCCTCAATCACCCAGAGCAAGAACCTCGGC